GATGTAGCTAATTGGTTGAGTGAAAAGTCAGGTAGATACATCTCTCATGTGGGTCTAATGAAAAGAGTTAAACTTGAACGACAACGTAAAGCAGAAGCTTCAACGCAACGCTATTACGCTGAACGCTACAAAGAAGCGGCGGCAAAAGCGGAAACCCTCGAAAGAAATCGTATCGGAGCCAGAGCTTCAACCAGTTCTAGCGAAAGTGAAACCAGAGCCGATTGAGGTAGAAAAAGCTCAAGAGATAATCTTTCAGCCTAATCCCGGCCCTCAGACAGATTTTCTCTCAGCATCAGAACAGGAGGTACTATACGGTGGAGCGGCTGGTGGTGGTAAGTCTTTTGCTATGTTGGCCGATCCTGTTAGGTATTTTAATAATCCTTTATCTTCTATGTTACTTGTACGAAGAAGCACAGAAGAACTCAGGGAACTTATCTCAGTATCCAAACAACTCTATCCCAAAGCAATCCCCGGCATTAAGTTTATGGAAAGAGATAAAACGTGGGTAGCTCCAAGCGGTGCTACTCTTTGGCTTTCATATCTAGATAGGGATGATGATGTACAAAGATACCAAGGACAAGCTTTTAATTGGATTGGTTTTGACGAACTTACACAATGGCCTAGCCCTTATCCTTGGAACTATATGAGGTCAAGATTACGTACTACTAAAAACAGTGGCTTACAGTTATACCAAAGAGCTACTACTAACCCCGGCGGAGCTGGTCATCAATGGGTTAAAAAAACTTTTGTAGACCCAGCACCTCATAATACTAGCTTTGATGCTACTGACCCTGAGACAGGGGAACGCATTGCTTGGCCCAGAGGTCACTCAAAAGAAGGTGAGCCATTATTTAAACGCAGGTTTATTCCTGCTACTTTATTTGATAACCCGTATTTATCTGATGATGGTCTATATGAAGCTAATCTACTATCACTACCAGAACATCAACGTAAGCAACTACTAGAAGGTAACTGGGATGTAAATGAGGGTGCTGCTTTTCCTGAGTGGAACAGACAGATACACGTAGTAGAACCCTTTGATATACCTAGAAGCTGGTCAAAGTTTAGAGCATGTGATTACGGATATGGTTCTTACTCAGGAGTTGTTTGGTTTGCAGTATCTCCTGATGAACAACTTATAGTTTACCGAGAAATGTATTGCTCAAAGGTCATAGCTACTGATCTAGCTGATATGATACTAGAAGCAGAAGACGGAGAGAAAATACGCTACGGAGTACTTGACTCATCTCTCTGGCATAAACGTGGGGATACTGGCCCAAGTCTAGCTGAACAAATGATTATGAGAGGTTGCAGGTGGAGACCTGCTGACAGGTCCAGAGGTTCAAGGGTAGCAGGTAAGAACGAAATACACAGACGATTACAAGTAGATGAATTTACTGAAGAGCCAAGGTTGGTATTCTTTAATACTTGCACTAGTACCATATCACAAATACCAGCACTACCTTTGGATAAGAACAACCCTGAAGACGTAGACACACACTCAGAAGATCACCTGTATGATGCAATTAGGTATGGGGTTATGACAAGACCAAGAAGCAGTTTATTTGACTTTGATCCTGCATCACAAAGATCAGGTTTTCAAGTAAGCGACCCAACGTTTGGTTATTAAGGAAATACTATGGACGAATTTGAAGAAAGCATGGGAATGGACATTGAAGAGGCAAGTTCTTTAGATGACATGAAAGAAGATACCTATAGTGATCCTCTTGCAGGTAGCATTGTAGGCCTTGTTCAAGGTCAATATAAGAAAGCTTCTGATGCTAGAGAGACAGAAGAAAACCGTTGGATACAAGCTTATCGTAATTATCGTGGTCTTTATGGGCCTGATGTTCAGTTTACTTCTACAGAAAAATCTCAAGTCTTTGTCAAAGTAACTAAGACTAAAGTTCTTGCTGCATACGGTCAAATTATTGAAGTTCTTTTTGGCAACAATAAATTTCCAATTACGGTAGACCCTACTACTTTACCAGAGGGTGTAGAAGAAGCTGTATATTTTGAAACCAATGAAGAATTAAAAGAAGCTTTTCAACCTAGTCCAGAGGATAGGAAATTACTGCCCGGTGAGACTATGACTGACCTTAATGAACGGTTAGCCGCATTAAAAAATAAACTTGCTCCTGTAGAAAGCCAGTTAAAAAAGGGTGAAGGTACTACTGCTACAGAAGTTACATTTCATCCTGCTATGGTATCAGCTAAGAAAATGGAAAAGAAAATCCATGATCAGCTTGAAGAATCTAATGCAAACAAACAACTACGTGTAGCTGCTTTTGAGTGTGCTTTATTTGGTACAGGCGTTATGAAGGGGCCATTTGCTATAGACAAAGAGTATGCTAATTGGAGTGAAGAAGGTGAATATAGTCCTACTATTAAAACCATACCTCAAACTTCTAGTGTATCTCTTTGGAACTTCTACCCTGATCCTGATGCTTCTAATATGGATGAAGCTGAATATGTAGTAGAACGTCATAAGATGTCACGTACTCAACTACGTAATCTTAAGAAACGTCCTTTCTTTAGAAGTAATGCTATTGATCTTGCTGTATCTGACGGTGAGTCCTACACCAAAGAATGGTGGGAACAAGCAATGGAAGATGATGCTCAGGAATCCAAAGCTGAACGTTTTGAAGTTCTTGAGTTCTGGGGTAGCGTAGACACAGAGGTTCTTGAAGGACATGACATAGATATCCCTGCAGAACTAGCAGATATGGATCAGGTCAATGTAAACATCTGGGTATGTAACGGCAAGGTATTGCGTTTAGTTATGAACCCATTTACTCCCTCTATCATTCCCTATTATGCAGTGCCATACGAGGTAAGCCCCTATAGTTTATTTGGCGTGGGTATTGCTGAGAACATGGATGATACACAGACCCTAATGAATGGCTTTATGCGTATGGCTGTTGACAATGCTGCATTATCTGGTAATATGCTTATTGAGGTGGACGAAACTAACTTAGTTCCCGGTCAAGACTTGTCAGTATACCCCGGCAAAGTCTTTCGTCGCCAAGGCGGTGCTCCGGGTCAAGCTATCTTTGGCACCAAGTTTCCCAACGTATCCAATGAAAACATGCAGATGTTTGACAAAGCACGTGTATTAGCAGACGAGAGTACAGGCTTCCCTAGCTTTGCTCATGGTCAAACAGGAGTACAAGGTGTTGGACGTACAGCTTCTGGCATTAGTATGCTTATGTCTGCTGCTAATGGTTCTATACGAAATGTAGTTAAGAATGTAGACGATTACTTACTAGCACCATTAGCTAAAGCATTCTTTAACTTTAACATGCAGTTTGATTACGATGATGAGATTAAAGGTGATCTTGACGTTAAAGCTCGTGGTACTGAAAGTTTAATGGCTAACGAGGTACGTAGTCAACGCTTAATGCAATTCCTTGGTGTGGTACAAAACCCTGTACTAGCTCCTTTTGCTAAGATGGATTACATCGTGCGTGAGATTGCTAAGTCTATGGACCTTGACCCAGACAAGCTAGTAAATTCAATGAGTGATGCTGCTATACAAGCTGAGATACTTAAAAAGTTTCGTGAAGAAAATCCACCACCACCTCAACCACAAGCAGGTCCACCACCCCCTAAAGGAGGTCCACCAGCAGGGGCACAGGTACAGGATACTCAAGGTAGCGGAGGGGGTACTATAGGTACAGGCACAGCACCTCAGCCGGGAGAACAGGGCTTCTCAGCTAACACTGGACAAGGACCAATGCAGTGAGTTTAAAACTATTAGTAAATAACCCACAAGTATGGAACGCATTTGAAGCTGAACTAGATGAACGCATTCAGGCCAGTTACAAAATGTTTTCTCAGTCAGATGAATCTCATGTAATGTATAGGTTACAGGGACAGATACATGCACTACAAGCTTTGAAGCAGCTTAGGCTAAAGGTTAATGCTAATGGCTAACAATCCTCTTCGTAGTCATCCTAGTGCTATGACAGCAGAGCAATATTATGATTCTGAGTCTGAAGCAATAAAACAAACAAAAGATGTATTAGGGTTAGAATCTGTACCTTTTTTTAAAAGGCCTTTAGATGCTGATACAACAGACAGACAAGTAGGAGGTTTTAAAGAAGGTGAAAATCCTGTATTTGAAACTGTACTAGGCAACAGGTATACTGTAGCCCGTGACCCTGATCAACGTACTACTCGTACAAAGATTGAAGAAGATGTTATACCCGCAGTAAAAGCTTATGCAGAAAACCCAAGGCTACCCACAGGAGAAGAGGTAGTAGGTGCAGGTAAAGCTATAGTAGAAGGTGCAGTAGAAACAGCAAGTATTCCCGGCGATTTACTTACAGGTAAACGTAGTCCTACAGATGTACAGATGGGGGATGTTTTTGATATTGCTGGTGGTGCTGCTGTAGGAGCAAGTACACAGACCCTTCCTGATAATGCTGTTGGAAGCATGGTAGGTGCTTTCAGACGTAAAGAAAAACCTTATGTTGAAAAATCTATTGGTATTAATCCTGACCTAGATAAAACTCTATCTCTAAAAGATACGTTTAGTGAAGAAGGTATAAAAGAACTTTATAGTATTAAAGACGCTTCACCTTCAGGGCATTTTTATATTGCCAATCAAATTTTTGACACTGTAAATATAAAAGATTTTATGGAAAATGTATATTCAAAGTTAGACACTAAAAGTCTTACTGAACCTCGTTTTGTTCAGTATTTTGATGCTCCTTCTGGAGAAGATATAGTTAAACAGTATTCTGAGAAATTAGTTTTAAATGTTCCAAAAAATATTCAAGACAAAACCTCTGCTGCTTTATCTAAAAACTTTACAAAACTAATAGATAATCTTCGTTATCAACAGTTTGCTATTGATGAGGATTCTAAGTTTAGAAGAACTAGGGCATATGATGTATACCCTGTTAAAGATGATATTTTTGTACCAACAGAAACAGAACTAGCATTTCCTTCTCCCCGTTTTGAACAAGAAAAAAATAGACGTTACAGTACACCAGTGCAAACTATAACTTTAGGTAGTCCTATTACTCCCTATGTAGAAACAATGGACATACCTAAAAAAGGAATAACAGGTAAAAACTTTTTAGCTGATATACGTAAGAACCTTAAAGTTCCAGTAAGAGTTTTTCAAGACGATTTTATTGATGGCAATAAAAGATATACTAGAGAAGAACTTCTTAAACTTGTAGAAGAAAAACAATTTAAAGTAAAAGCACAAGAGCAAGGACAGTACTCAGGTATGCAGAGGCAGAATGAAGCTGGCTTTACATATGGAGACGAACAAGAATATTTCTTTATGAATATTGCAGCTACTACAGGTGCAGGTAAAATTACCCCACGAAGACAACATGCTTCTAGTGATGACATAGGACATGTTCGTGGTTCTATTATTACTCCTAGTGTATCTTCAAACTTTGATGCAAACACAGAAACAATTTTTGATGTAGTTACAGAAAGTAAACCTATTCTTTTAGCAGAAGAGTTTCAATCAGATTTATACCAGAAAGGTTACAAAACAACTAACCCTAAGTTTATGCAGCAAGAAATTGAAACTTCTCAGTATGGTAGGTTTTCTAAAGAAGTTCAAAAAATTATTGCAGATAGTAGTACTGCAGCAAACAAAGCAAATATTCCTGCCGTTAATGACTACGGTTATATTAAAAATAATACACTGCTTCTTACTAACGAATCAATAGAAAGAACTATGAAAGATGCTACAGATCGTGGTTATATTGGTGGTGACACTTTTGATAGCGTTAGTTTTTCTGTTG